AACCTTTCAGGCAGTCATACTAGAGAGAAAGCGCCTCCGAGTCTTCGGGGGCGCTTCGTCTTCCGTACCGCCCCCTAACGACAGCCAATGCGAAAGCTACCAGCAGCTTGATTTCGGCGACGCAGATGCATGCCGTCGCGCTGGCCGGCTTCGACACTCTGCAGGATCTCGCGCATACCCGCTGTAGCTCCGATGGGGACGACAGCGCCTCCTCGATCCAAGCTAGGACGCCCGCTCACTGATACTGTGAGATAGTGAGTGCGAAAGCGGGTTCAAAAGCATCTTCAGAATCAGCGGAGCGGTCGATCATCGAGGCGAGATTGGAGCACCTCGAAATCATAGCCGAGGCGTCCAACCATTCGCCGAACAATATCCGCGAACCAAGGGTCTGATGACGGTGCCACGTAGATCCTTTCGACGAGTTTCCGTACGTCAATTCTCAAATTGAGGCCGTGGCTTTGCTCCATCTCCATGAGCATCACAGCTCTCAGCTCGCGCTCGTGTGCGAAACTGGCTCTCTTATGGAGGCAAGCATTAAAGATATTGTCGATTGAGAAACCCTGAATATCATAGTCGATGTACTCGACCTGCCCGACATAAACCTGCTCTTCGCAAGTGAGACTTTCTTTTAACTTCCGATGCGTCGACTGGATTGCAACGCCCTCGTTGGATTTGAGGTACAGCCGCCACATCGCAGCTGATTCGTAATCATTTAAGTGCCAGCAATTGACACCGATTAATCTGATCGGCAGTCGCGTGCCGATGGACTCGACTCCGCGGAGAAATTTATCCCTCTCATTCGGGGGAAGCGTCGATGCGTATTGTCGCAAAGCCGCAATCGAGGCAGGCGGAATAACACCCTCGAAAGGATCTTCAAATTTGTCAATCCGGGTGAAGTAGAGGCTTTCGCTGTCCAACAGAGAGAAAAGCTTCGCTAAATCCATATACCTCCAGATCTTCGCGTCATCGCTGGGCTCTCTAAACTTAGCATGCTCCACGTAAACCATTAAGTTGCGAACCTCTCAGAATGGCGTAGTGCAAAGATCACAGCCGCCAAGCATCCGTCAAGCCGATCAGCGCAACAGAACCAGAGCTCGCTTGATTGCATCCGCAAAGGTGACTCCCAGCGCTGCGGCTCCTATGCCGATCACCGCGAGCGCCCCCATGCCCATCACCTTCCACTTCTGCACATCGTCGGTGATCGGTCTCATCTCGGTGATGTCTTCTTGCATAGCGGCCGTCGAGCCTTCGAGGGTCCCGACGCGCTTCACCAGCTCGTCCATGCGCCGGTGCATGGAGGCTCGACTGGCATCCGACTTGTCTTCCGATCTCCGGAAATCCTCCCGGAGGTTCTTTACTTCAGCAATCAGCGTCCCGAGCTGCTGGTGAACACTTGCATCGATCATTAGCGCTCTTCCCCGTGTCTAGCGCATTCAACTTCCGACCAGACCTCTGCGGCACAGATGCCGATGACGGTCCGATCGATACGTCGTTGGTCCGCTGGCGTCGCGCCGCGGGCGCCAATCAGATCAGTGCCCACCACCCGGCGAAGACCGTCGGCACTTGCCGGCGCCGAAGTCCCACATCCCTGGAGGGCAAAGGTCAAAGCGAGAGCGGACATCGTCCGCAGCGCGGCCAGCTTCATTGTTCTGCCTTTCAATGGAGGTTCTGACGTCGTCGCCGCCCTGCCGGTAGATCCAGGCAACAACGGCGGCGACGGTTGCGAGAGCGGCCGCAGCCGCGACGACGCGAAGAGTGGAACGCATCACCCGGCCTCGCGAAACCGGCGCACGAAATACCAGAGCCCGACGATCACCGCCGCGACCATGGCAGCGGCAAGCGCCCACTGGACAGGACCGTCGCCGGCGAACAGCGCGCCGGCCGCCGAGAACAGGCCGCCTAGCGGCCCCCACGCTTCCGGCTTCTTCAGCACCTCGCCGAGTCCCGTATCGCGGCTGTCAGCCTTGGCGCCGGCTTCTGGCGGGGTCTCGACTTTCTCCACGCTCCGGCCGCTGGCGTCGGCAGCCAGGCGCAGCGCATTGCCGAGTACGCCTGGTTGATCCTTCCATTGCCCTTTCGGATCCTTGCCGGTGACGCGGATGGTCCAGCCGCGGCCATTGACCGGAAAGCCGGTTTTGCCATTCGTGAGCGAGCGCAGGAAGCGCATGCGGGCGTCGCAATAGTCGCGAATCAGAGTGCTGATGCCACCGGGGTATTTCCGCACCGCCGCAAGCGTCTGCTCGCCAAGCTGCCCGTCTTCGCGGACGCCGACGACCTTCTGCAGCGTCTTCACCGCTCTAGCGGGCCCGGAGTTCACTCCGAAATCAAAGGCTGCGTAATCAAGCCCCGGCGGCAGCAGATCGCCACCGCTCTGCCCCCAGTAGGAGCGCCGGTAGATATCCTCAGCCTCTTCCCGGGTCATGGCCTTGACCTGGTCGGCCGTCACTGACTTGACGCCGCGGTGCGCCGCAAGCGTCGTGTGCGTGACGCCATATTTTGTGGGGCCGCCCCGATCGGTCTTCACGTTAGAATAGCCGCCCTCATCCCCGAACATGAGTTCGAGGGCGACGGGAAGAGTTTCCCGAGCCATAATCTCTCCTGATTGCTGGTTGTGTTAAAGCAGTTGAAAGGTCGACGGCAGGCGACGACTTGTTGAAAGGCCGTCCGCAGGGGTGGCATTCCGCGACTGTCTGGCGTACGTGCGCCTGAAAATCAGGAGCATGATGATGGCCGACAAAGCAAAGCAGCCGCAATCGGGAGATCGACGCAAGGAACAGGAAGCGGACAAGGCACCACAATTCGACCCTTGGGAGGCCGAGTTCAAGCGAGACCTGCAACGCAATGATCGAGATTTCGACTTCTGACGTGCGATCACGTCACTCGTCTCGAATCCTTGCTTTATGAAAGCAAAAGGCCCCCTCTCTCTCGACGAAAGAAGGGGCCCGGCGTCTGAGCGTTCGAATTCACAGACGCTGCAAATCTAGGCGGTAAATGGTCGATTCTGCAAGGGGCGCTTTAGAAGCTACGCATTATTCAAAGCGAGCGAATGGCAACCACCTTCGCAGAAAGTCCCACCGGTCAACTTCCACCATCGGCTCAAACCCGCAGAAATCATCAATCAAAGTGTTCAACGATGGGCACTTCAGTCGCCGTTGATTGAAGTCGGACAGGAACTGCTTCTGCGTGGGTGGCAGCATCGCCTTCAAATCGATGTCGCGTTCCGCGTCCGCATAGAGCTTGGCCGCCAGTCGCTTTAGGCTCCGAGATCTTCTTCGGTCAATTACAAACGGCGTGATCGAGCCATGAAACTCCATCTCCAGTGGCTTCAGAACCACGCTACTCTCCCCGGCTAATCGCTGGGCTTCGACACGATCCATCGAGTTCTTAGAGGAGAACACGATCATCGTCGGGGGCAGCAGACCCTCAACGAATTCTGGCAAGTTTCCGTATGTCTCGAAGTTTTTCCGATGCCGATCGTTCCCTTCGGCAATCCTTAGGTTGCTCAGGTAGCTCGGAAGGGACGTAAGATTGTCGTTGAAGGGATAGAGAAGTGTTTGAGGACTGAATGCGAGGCAGAATATCCGGAACTGGGCGTCCCTCCTGAAAATCAAAGACGACCACAGGAGTGAGCCAACCCCTCCCTTCGAAAGACCGAGAAAGATTGCTGTTTTGTAGCCTGCCTGATCTATGAACCGCTGAAGTAGGAGAGCTTGTCGGCCCGGGTTGTGCAGGTAGTAGAAAAGCTTCCTATCTGTGACGTAGAGGCAATCGTACCTGAATTCGTATTGTCGCAACGCGGGCCGGGGAGCATGCGAGAAAACGACGACGACCGTTTCGGATCCTCGATCCACGTGCTCAAGCCCATAATATTTATGGATTTCAGTAGCAAGCTGCTGGAAACTAAGGGCTCGCTCCTCTCGGCCAGCTACATCGCTATTCAACAGTTACGGCCTCGTTCATCGTCAATGCTTCCCCAGCATAGTTATTCTTTTCGTTGACGAATTTCATGGCGCGGCCGGCGTCAGTTGTCAACGCACTCGCCGTGTTAGGCGAGCCCCGTTCGATGAGGAGGTTGACCCGGACGAAGTCAGTAAGCAATAAGGCCGACGGCCTTTGTAAAATACACCTCCCGAGGCGGCATGACTCTGATCGTTACATATTTGCGCGTGGTTGCGGCGATGATCGTTCGCGAAATGTCCACTAGGTTTGGCCGGAAGCCAGGTGGCTACGTTTGGGCGCTGCTGGAGCCGGCCGGTTACATCGCGATGATGACGGTGATCTTTGGCGCAATCTCCAGAGCACCGGCGCTTGGTACAAGCTTCATCCTGTTCTTTGCAACAGGCTACCTTGGGTACCAACTATATCAGGCAAAAGTTGCTTACTTGAGCGCAGCTGTTCGCGCAAACAAAGCGCTTTTGACCTATCCGAATGTTGCGCCGATCGACACCGTCACTGCCCGGCTCATACTCCAGACCATGACCACCTCTCTGGTGTCTGTAGCCGTATTCTCCGCCATCTTCGTCACACTACCATCAGTTCCTCAGATCAATTGGGCTCATATCATCGAGGCCGAAGGAGCGGCCGCGCTCCTTTCGTTGGGTGTGGGCTTATTCAATTGCGTCATGTTTATTCGATATGCACTTTATGAGCAGGTCTACGGGATCGTCATGCGCCCCATGTTCCTCTTGTCTGGGGTCTTTTTCCTCCCGGATAGCATGGCGCCACCCTATAGAGACTTCCTGCTGTACAACCCACTCTGCCATGTGATCATGCTCTTCCGGACAGGGTTTTATCCCGAGTACAGAGCAATTGGGTTGGATAGTGCCTACCTTTACCAGGTTGCAGCAGTTGCATTGCTGGTAGGAATGGCGGTGTTTACCTTCTCACGCAGAACACTCCGAAACGATTGAGTCGCCCGCTCTCAAGGCGCTCAAATTACAGAATTGGTCGATCTGATCGCCAAGCGACGGGCAGTTCAGGCCTTGGAATATGGTAGCGAAGTCGTCTCTGTTAACCGGCAGCATTACCCTCAGATCGGGGTCGAGCTCGGCGTCTGCGTACAGCTTTGAGGCCAGTTTCTCGACTTCCTGATGATTGTTCAAGTTTATGACGAACGGCGTGATGGAGCCATGGAACCCTATATTGATCGGGTTCAGCTGAACCTCGTCGATACTCGCCAGACGCTCGGCTTCCACACGATCCATCTTGTTTTTCGCAGAATAGGTAACGAGCGTGGGGGCGGCCCGCGCTGCGAGAATCTTCGGAATATCTCCGTAGGCTTCGAAATTCGCCCTAGTTCCTTCATCGCTCTCGAGCGAACGGATGTTGTTCACATAACTGGGAAGCGAAACCAGATTTTCGTTGAACGGGAAAAGAAGGGTCTGGGGGCTGAACGCCAAGCAAAAGAGCTCAAACGACCGCTCCCATTTGGATATCAACGAAGACCACAGCAGCGCGCCCGCGCCGCCCTTTGACGAACCAACGAACGCGACCTTTCGATATCCACACCGCTGAATGAAGCCGTGGAGCGTCATCGTCTGACGACCTGGATTGCGGGTGTAATACTGAAGCTTTCGATCCGCCACATAGAGGCAGTCATGAGCGAAAGGATACTTCCGAAGCGTTGCCCGAGGGTTCGGCGAAAACACCACGATGAGCGCTTCTGATCCACGGTCGTCATAATTCAGATCATATTGGTCGTGTATCGCAAGCCGCAGCTTCTTAAAAGCTAGACTTTTTTGCACGCGTTGTTCAGTCACTTGAGTGTCCCTTCAAAACCTTACGGGCGCATACAAGAAATCTGACAAATCGTCAAAGGCCAGTTTATATCTGGGGTTGCGCACGAAGATGAAGCGCCCTAAAAGGGCATCCTCCTAACCGCGGTTCGGATCCACAAACATGAACATCTCGACCACGCCCAAGCGCAAAGCCCTGTTCATCGTTTCGCAGGTCGGTCAGGTTCGACGAGCGCAGGAGTTGGCGAAGCAACTTGGCATCAACGGTGCAAGTCTCGCCATCCTGTACACGAAAAAGAACCCGCAGATGCCGATAGCGACCGCCGCTATAGCAGATCCGTATGTTTTCGCGGATATCCAAAAGGTTGAGATCCACCCAGCGTCAAATGACCTTAGCGCACTTGCTGCGAAACGAGCGCGGGCCACATACAAGGCCCTGCTTACAGAGGTCCAGCCAGACGACCTGTTTGTGTGCTCGTTCGAGCGTCACTACGCGGTCCTGTGCAACGAGGCGCTTAAGCGCGGGACCAAACTGTCTTTGTATGAAGAAGGAACCGCCATCTACAAGTATTCCGTTGATGGCTTTTCAACCTTCACCCCGCACACGCTCGCGTCCTCCGCGAAGACGATATACAACCGCGTTTGGAAGAAGCAGCCGATTACGAAGTACGTCATCGCGCCGATTGTTATCGCGCTTCATCAGTTGGCGATAATTCCAAAGCTCATCGGCCTGACATTCTGGGAAATATACAAGACGCCTCAGGTTCAGAAACTGGTCCTGCAGAAGTCAGAGCCCGAGTTCCTGGGTGGATGGCGAAACTTTGACTCGGTTTACGCCTCCAACCCTTCCGTTCTGGCCAAGCACTTCAAGTCGCAACGCTACGTAGAGACCTCGCCAGAATACGACGACCCGGCCATCATCAAGGAAGCGATCCGGCTCTCTTTTGAATACGAGATTGATGACAAGACGGCGATATTCGCGTCTCAGCCGTTCCCAATCGATGCTTTGGCGATGAGTGCCGCGCTGATTGATGTGCTGAACCACCTGAGCGTGAAAACAGGCATGCGGGTGCTCATCAAACTGCACCCGCGCGAGAAGCCCGCTAACGTCAAAGCCTACCGTTCAGCAATCGAGAAACTTGGCGCCAGCGAAACCATCCGTCTAATGGAAGGTGTCGAGACCCCTGCGGAATACCTGGCAATCTACTCCGACTGCCCGGCCGTTATCTCCATCTCGTCGTCAACGTTGATGTACGCCCCGAAGCACAAGACGCTTCGTTCGATCTCGGTTGGCCGGACCCTTTGCCGGGTGCTTCGACAGTCTGGCGTCCACGGACCCGGCGTTGAACAGATCGAGGACCACATTAAGATCCTCGATCCGATCGAGTACATTGAGCATATGTGAAAACGGGAAGTACGGAGATGCCCTCTACCTACCGGCTTGAAATACCGAGGCCGGGCGACATCATCCATTTCGTTCGCTCGGGCCGGAATGTCACCGTGGAAACGGCCGACGACGCCGGCAATTTCAGCTACACCACCTATGCCCTCTCCGAGGACGGCAAGAGGGTGTGCCTCACTCATGAGGGGAACGTCAAAAACTACGGGCAGAACATCCAGATCATCCGTAAATTTAGGCGGGACCACCACTAGTCGCGATTGTCCGACCATTCGTTGTCGATCCGAACATCAACCATGAACTGGCGGTTCACAGCCGCGCCGGCCGCATCGTAGGTCCGAACCTCAAAACCTGTGCTCGTCTGGTTCCAGAACGAGCAGTAGTGAGCGCCAGCATACGTCGTGACCCCGACATAGTAATTGATGTGGCCAAGATTGACGGCGTTTCCATCTGCATCCTGAAAGGTCACCAGGTAGACGCCCGTCCCGGTCGTGGAACATGCAAGCCGAAGCCCACGCCGGAACGTCCGCTTGACCAGAGACCCGTCCGTGTTGAAGTGTCCATTCAGTTCGGTGACGTCTTCCGGCGGCCAGTAGGCCAATACGGGCGTGGATCCGAACCATCCGGAAACGTCCGGCGCAGCGCCTGCATGCGGCTTTGCCTCTGGGCCGATGTAGAGCCTCTGCAGGAACGTGGAAGGTTGCCCACCCTCGTTCTTCGTGCCGATCTGGAATTGGTCGCTCCAAAGGATGCCGAGGATTTCCCCATCTCCGGTAACGTAGATGCCTGGCACGCCGGTGCCGTTACGATCTTGGACGAGATAGTCCGTGTAATGCAGATCCTGCAGATAGATATGATCGAAACCAGCACTCGCCGGGTTTTTGAAGTCGTCCCAGCTCATGTACAGCAAGTAAAGACCAAGGACCGGATCAGCATCCACAGTTGCCGGAAGGCGGTTGCCGGACATAATACCGAAAACAGCGTTCTTGCCTGGTATTTTCCGAATTCCTATGGGCGACGCGGCGCCGAAGGGGGACGCAGGGCCAGTTGCGGTTATGGCGTTCCCCGCCGTCTGGCCGAAAGGAAGATACCAGCGGCGGTATGGATATCCGCCTTCGGTCCTGATCGCGCCGAACATGTCCCCCGTCGCGTGATCAATATCAATTGACGCCTCCAAACCTTCGGTCAGGCCGCCAATCCTAGCCACGGACGCCACGGCTCGCGGCGCACCAGTGCGGAAGATGTTGTTGATCCCGACCAGGCACGGCCCAGAGACACCGCCTCCATGAATAGTCACGAAGATGTCGCCGGCTGAGTTCTTTCGACCTGCAATGCCAGATACTTGCGTCGGCATGGTGTGACCGAGCGCAGAAGCCGCGACAATCGCCGACCCAAGGCTGACACCGCTGAAGGTGATCTCGGCCCAATCGTCTTCGATAAAGGTGACGTTCAGGTCGATGTTCTTGTCGTCAGCCGTTGCGTTGGAGCCGGCTAGGACGGTGAAGTTTGTCTCTCCGCCCTCCACAACAGTCATCACTCCCGAAAGAGCCAGCCCCCCAACAGTTGCCGACGCCTGTTCGAAGCGTACGCGATCGCCAGGCTTCACACCGTGGTTCGGGTCGTAAACCACGATATTGGGGCTGCCATTTGTCGTGGTCACGCGGACCTGGGGATTTGGGGACGAGCCGCCCCACTGCCGATACTCGCTCGCTCGCTTCCCATAGAGCTTGAGCTCCTCACCGCCCACCGTCTGCAAGAACGTCGACATGAGCCACTGGCCATCGACGTTGTCGACCGCCATGGACATTTCACGCTTCCCGTCAGAGCGTTGGAACAGGGCTTTCGGGTAGTCCTTGAAGGACGCGCCGCCGTCGCCGGACCTGCGGGTGAGAACGTATTGGCTCGTGTCTTCGTGACCAGCGCCGCTGTTCATCTTCACAAGCACTTCGTCGCCGTAGGTACCGGGCCCACCCTGCGCCCACCCAATGTAGCGCTCATTCGGCATCAGGTTGATCGGAGCCCCTAGGGGAACAAGGGTGTCCTTAGCAGGGTAGTGAATGGTGGCCGTGTCATCTGCGTTGTCGATGACGAAGTAGCCGTTGACGTACCGATTGCCCGTCTTCTTTGCAGATACCTTGTATTTGCGTCCCTGAAGGTCAATGACCCGACCAGATACAAGGGACTCCAAGGTCGTGAAGTTTGCATCGTCCGACGTCGTGCCGTCCTTGTGGAAGTTCCGGACAAAGTCGTAGGAGTTGTTGGCAGCATCCTGCGCCGCGGCCTCTGCATCAGCTTTTGCTGCCTCTGCTGCCGCTTGCGCGGCCTCCGCAGCCGCGACGATTGCGCTCGATACCTGATCATTGAGAATGCGAAACGTCGATCCGCTCACGATGCCAAGCACGATCATACCGGCGACTACGCCGCCAGGCGCCACATCGTTGCCGCTGTTCGTTTTGATCGTGAGAGCGTCGCCGCTATTGAAGGCGACGGTCACCGGGCTGGCTGTGTTTGCCTCAAAAATATTTAGCAGGACCAGTGCCGAGCCGCTGACCGGAATGCCCGTGGTAGCCTGGATGGCGTTGGGCGTTCCAGCACCCACATCAACGGCCTTAATGAATGAATACGGAAGGTCGCCTAACCGCTGCCAAGACCCAGCGCCGGAAGCGCCGATTTTGCGGTAAACGCCGTTGTTCGCGACTGTAGCATCGCCCAAAACCCATGCCATCTGGTTGGGGGCATAGGCAAGCGATGCATCCATCGTCGCCCTGTCAGGGAAGATGATGCCGCCACCTGCCTGGAAGGTCAGAATGGAGCGCTCGACTTCCGTTCCCCAGACCTGCGCCTCCTGCGGCACAATCTCCCGCGGCGTGCCGGACGCATCGTATGGCGCGAAAAGATCCACTGCCGGCTTGGTAAAAAGCGACATTCAAATTCTCCGATGTAGATGTTTTCGAGATTCAGATTGGCTCGGATACGTCGACCGACCATGTTCGCGGCGCGCCCTCGACCCCGCCGCTGGTCATCGTTGTCAACTTCCACTGAACTGTGTGCACCGATACCGACGTGTTAGTGTAACTATCCGAGAAGGTCCTCTGCTGCCCCGGTCGTACGTCCTGCTCGTCACGGGTCGCCCAGCCGCCGAAGCCGGAACCCGTATCGATGCGACGCTGCAATTTGATCGAAGCAGCGCGCAGCTCGTTCGCCTCGACGACAACGCCGAGCGAAGCCACGCCATCATTGCCGCCGCTCGCACCGCCGGAAATCAGGTCAGGCTGTCCGCACGGCGAATTGTGCTCGGTCGCGGTCGTGTGCAGCAGCGGAGACCAATAGCTCGCGTCATCGCCGTTGAAGATCCGCACCCGCGCGTCAACTTCCTGACCGAGTACGTCCGCCGCCACGTAGGCGATCCCCGGCAGCTCGGTCATGCCGAGCCAAGAACCCGGGAGGCCACCGGTGTAAGCGCGATAGGTCGCCTCGATCGTCGAATATCCACCCGGCAGGGTGTAGTCGATGCGGAATTCCTTTCCACCGCCGACTGGGTAGGTGATCTGCAAAGCGATCGTCGGTGCGTTCGGCGTCGGCAGATTGCTTTCATACTGCATCTCCGGCAGAGGTTCCGGCGCGTCTGCCTCGTCGGTCGCCGGGTTCCACGCCGGCAGCGACGGCCAGACCGAGAATGGGATTTCGACCGTGCCGCGGCTGTCGTCGACACGCGGCGGGGAAAGCTTCACCTTTTCCACGTCTCCAAGATCAGGCAGCTCGATCTCACCGTAGTAACGACCCCATGCTGCGAGCCCGACCATGTTTGTCTCTGCAACGCCTGTATCGGCCCGAGCCTGCAGGAACAGGCGCCGCGCGATCCGCTGCGCCTGGCTAGCGGAAGGGCAAAACGGCAAATCGACATCGAAGTATTTCGGACCGTAGCGCGTCACCTCGTCATCGATGCGCGCCCAGGCAATACCCGTCATGTCGATATCGGCGAGTTCGTAGTTGCGCTCCGGAGAATAGTATTTGATCCGACAGATGTTCGGGCGCTCGACGGCCTCTGGACCTGACATCCATTCGAGGTCGATGATGTCGCGCGGTTCGAACGAAATTTCCGCCAATGGATCATCGTCGATCAACTCGAACCAGATCTTGCCGTCGGCGGTCATGCGGATTTCCGCGCCGATCGACCGGAGGATGTCCTCCATCGTTTCTTTGCGGGCACCCTCCCACGCCCACATGCCCCAACAGCGCGCCCGCTTTTCTGTGCCCGACTTCGTCGCGATGGAAACATCGGCCTTCACCGCCTGCGTGGTGATAAGGGGCCAGTCGAAGCGATCGGACGTGAACGCCGGATCACGGCGCAGCACATGCACGGCGTTGAGAATTCCGTTCTCATTCCAGCCCCATGTCGCGGAATTGTCGGGGTCAGCGCTCTCGTCACGCGGATCGTACACAAGCGACGCTCGCGCCACCCATTCCGTATCCGGAACGCCGCCCTGGTAGAGAGAAAGGTACTTATCCGAGGCAAGGCCCGGATTGACAAATGTGACGAGCGACTGCGCTATGCCGCGCAAGCGATGGGCGCTGGTCCAAAGCTCCGGAAAGGCAGTGATCAAAGCAGCCCACGCGGTCTCCGCGCCGGTCCCCGTCTTGTCCTCCCACTTCATCCACGAGCCGCCGGAGCGCGACCACGGCGGCGAGGATACATCGCCATCCGGATCGACCGTCACCTCACGGCCGCCAACGAAATACGCCTCGACGGCGTCGATCGGCCCCTGCAGCCTGCAGACGAGCCGCCAGCGCGTGGAGCCATCGGTGTTGCCAAAGGCCTTGAGCCCGCCAACGCGCACACGGCCAAGTCCCTCGATCACCGAGCTTTCGCCGCTCTCGAACGTGTTCTTTGCGTCCGCCGCCTTCACCGTGCCCGTCGGACGCTGGCCAGCGCCGACCAGCGATAGTCCGACAATCGCGCCGCCGACGATCACATTCGCCGCTATCGTCGCGATCGTGCCGGCCGCCGTCGCGGCGACCGCCGTGCTCGACAGCAGGAAGCCATGAATCGCCGTGGCGATTAGCGACACCGGGTCCGCATGCGCATGCGTCGTCATCGCAACGAACGAAGCGCCGCTGGCAAACAGCAATCTCACGGATTTCATACGATCGACCAAGCCTTAACGATGGTGCGGGGAACGAGGAACGCGACGCCCGTCTCCGCACGCCACGCGAAATATTCCCCATGAAGAAAGATGCCGCCGACCTGGCCGTAACGGCCGGTATCGATGACACCGACATCGCCGAGCTGCGGCCGTCCCGTCTCGAACATGCCAAAGATAGCCAGCTTCTCCGACCACAGCCGCTCCAGCGAACCCGCCTTCGCTATCCGTCGATATGCTTCCTCGCGGCTCGACCAGCACGGCAGACCGAGAGAGCGGCCACGCACTTGCTCAACCCAATCCGCTGCCCACCTGGTGCAATCGGAAACACCCCATACACACTCGCTCTCCTGCGCCGCATCGAGAAAGGCGCGCAGCGGTTCCGCAAGCTCAGTCCGCACGAATGATCTCCTGCACCTTCACGCCGACGAATTCGAGCCCTTTGTCACCGGGGTAGCGCGCCTGCTGGTCTGCCGGCGTCCACTTGCCACCAAAGGGGAAGTTCTGCGAATGCCAGAGGCTCTCGATCGTGAAGGACACTGTGCGCACGCTGACGCCGCTCCAGCGTATCTTCGGAGACGAGAGATAGCCCGGGAAAAGCTTCTTCAGCCCCGACGACCAGACCTCTTGTGTCTCCTGGTCGAAGGCGCACCAATAGACATCAGCAAAGCGCCCCTCGATTTCCCTACCCTGATCTTTAACGGAACGCAGGAACGCAAGATTGACGCCAGCGATCACGATATCGATCTTCGCCGCCTGCCCGAAGCGCGGATCTTCGACGGCGCCGATTGAGACGAGCTGGCCGCCGGCGGGATCGGAAACCCCGCGCCACTCAAAGCCGCCGACATTCTTGCGGCCGACGCCATTGTGCAGCCGCCAGCGGCCGGAAGGCAGATCGAGATCCGCGAACCAGGCCCGGGCGATGTGCGGACGGCGCAAGAATTCAATGTCCTCGGCAGAAAACAGGTTTGCCATCGTCAGTCCGAAAAATAGTCGCGCGCATCGTAGTCGAAGACTTCGAAGAGCGAGATCGTCAGCCCCTCAAGGTATGCCGGGCCGCGATCGGCGTCCGGCAGGTTGGAAGACAAAAGCCGCATCGCCATAACCGGATACAGAGTCGCGAAGTCAGCTGTCGCGATCGCTTTCCGGAGCGGCGGCCAGACGCGATACTGCCCCTCGTCGATAACTTCGGTGATTTCGTACATGCCGAAGTGGAAGGGAAAGAAACCGATCCAGTCGCCCGTACCAAGGCCATGCCCCCAGAACTGATCCGCAAGGCTGACTATCGACGCATCGACCGCCGCGGCGGAAGCGACCGGAACATTCGGCTTCGTCACCCTCCAGTTTTCACCATTCGACCAAGGCATGCCGTTCGACCAGGACATGCCGCCCGTTCGCTGGGCATGGGAAACGCTCATACCGGCCTCGGCAAAGGTCATTCCGTCCCAGTCACAGATCGACACGCGCACGGCGTTGGCGCCCTTATGGAGCGAAGTGACTAGCCCGCGTGCCCGCCGCGCTTTGGCGCCCCGCATAGGCGGAAAGGAGAATTGCATGTACCGGGCACCGAAGGGCGAAGCGACAGTCTGTGTGACGTTGCCGATCGACGTGTTATCGGCTGCACCGACTGACTCCGGACCGCTTAGCGGCTTCATCCGGTTCCACCGAATGCCTGCCGGCCAGCTCAACAATCTTGCCATTATGGCCTCGTGCCTCGTGTCGAGCGCGCATGCTCATAGCCCGCAACGCGCTTGGCCTCTGTCCTGTCACGTTCAGCAAGGCTACGCTCCAGCCGCGCCACCGCCGCCTGGTCAGCGCCACGCGCGTCGATGTTATAAACTGGAGCATAGGTCGAACCGCCACCAGATCGACCGGATGCCGCCGGCATCCGGAGATCGACCGGGATGCGACGGCCGTCCGGGAGTGGAACGGCAGCCTCAGCCATCGGCCCCTCCCCAAAGATTGCAGCAGTCCGTGAGATGCCGCCCCTGGCGAAAGTCTTGAGGGGTTTTCCGTTGGCGGCAATGCCGCCTTTCGCAAAACCGAAGAGCGAAAACAGCCCCCCGAATAGTCCGCCACCTCCGCCACCGCCGCCGAGACCAGCCAAGGGGCCCTTCCCGAGAAGAATGGACTGCGCAACCGCATCGATCAGCGTGTTTAGGAACGTGTCCAGCGCCTTGTTGCCGGTCTCGATCTGCGGAATGAGATCGGAGAAGGCATCGAAGGCAGCATCGCCCAGGAAGTCCGCCGCTTGTCGGGCCTGATCCTGACTTTGCGCCAGCCGATCGGCTGACGCTGAAGCATCCGCATAACCGGTCGCCAGTTGCGTGATCTGCGCCTCCAGCTCCGGCGTTATCTTCAGGCCAGCCTCTTGCGCAGCTGTCAGCAGATCCTGCTTCGATCGAGCCAGTTCGATCGCATAGCCATAGTCGTCGATAAGCGGATTGACCTGCGCCACAGCGGCCGTCTCCGCCTGAACGGCGGCCGTACGTTCCTTGATCTGTTCGATCTCGCGCTGAAACTCATTCTCGCCCGATCGACCACCGCCGCCACCACCTCTTCGACGACCGCCGCCGCCGCCGCCACTAGATGGCGGCGGCTCGAAATCGGCGACGGAGACAGTTTCGACCGCCTTGGCTTTGCGCTTGCCACCTCGCGTCCTGGGCCCACCGAGCGACGTTGCGCCAGCTTCTGGCACCGCCTCGATACCACTCTCGCCGACGCGGTAGCCCTCAACGGTATCAGGCATGGAAGCAGCCGCGGCCCGTACCTGGGCAAGCTTGGCCTGAACCTCGTTAAGGCGCGCGATCGCGTCGCTATTGTCTATTTCGAGCTTATTGTTCAGCGCAATTCGCTGCTGCAGGAGCTCCACTTCCCGCTCAAGCGCTTTTACATCGTCCTGTGCCTGCTCTTTGTCGACATTAATGACGTTACCGGCGGCATCCGTCGTTCCGGAGATCCTGTTCAGAGTATCCAGAACAGCATTCAGGGTTTCGTCGTTGGCGAGGAAATCCCTAAAAGCGGCATCGGCATCCCTGATCTTCTGGACAAGACCGGAAACGTCGAAATTGTCGACAGCACTGGCGACGTTGTTGATACCTTGGGCAAACCTCTCGCCGGCGCCGGTGGAATTATTGAATTCGCGCACGACGTCGGTGAGCGAGTTCCAAAGATTCGTCGTGGCCTGCGCGACCGTAAACGTAGCGTTTGCCGCCTTCTCCTCGAGGATGACGGAGCCCGCCTCAAAAGCGCGAAAGAACGCCTCCGACGAAATCTGCCCATCAACGATCAGTTTCTTCAGCTGGGAAACTGAACCGCCTGCTTCCTGCAGCCCGACTGCCACCGCCTGGGCGATTGTCGGCGCGCCTTCGAGGATTGAGTTGAACTCCTCCGCCTGCACCTTGCCACTGCCGAGGGCCTGCCCGAGCTGCAGCAACGCGCCACTAGCCGTTTGCGCATCGGTGCCGGCAACTCTCAGCGCCAGGGCCACATTGTTCGTAAAGCCGAGCAGCTCTTCGGTGGAAACCCCGAGCTCTTTCTGCGCCTGGGCAGCCTTGCCGTAGAGCGCGGCCAGCGTCTCGATCGGCGCGCCGTTTTCCATCGCCGCCTTTGCCAGCCCCTGATAGACGCGCTCCAGCTCCGCACCGGAGAGCCCGGCGACCTTCAGCGAATTGTCGATCCGGGTCGCGGACTCCGACAGGCGCACGAGCTCGCGCGCAACCGCGCCGCCGGCAAATCCAGCAACAAGGCCGCGCCCAAGGCCTGCGAAGTCCGCCGAAACGCTCTTGTTGAGCGATGCGAACCGCTTCTCGATCGCACGCGCCTGTCGGTTGGCAACGCCGTTGGCGCGATTGAGGGCGTTCTCGAAAGCCTTGGTGCGCGCCTCCAGGGCGACCACCAGCCGCTCGATATCCACTGCCATCAGAAGCCCTCAACACCCATTTCGGCCAAGCGATCGTCGGAGATCTCGCCGCCTTTTGGCTTCACACCATTCGCTTCGTCAAAGCCCGATCTCGCGCAGGAGAATTCCCAAAGCGTCATTCGTCCGATGTCTCGGTGAATGATGCCGGCCCATTTGTAGAAGCCGAAAAAGCGCCACTTTCCACGCGGGAGAGGGTTTCGCTCGGGCTTCCCTCCCCCGCTGGAGCTTCCCCCGGCAAGTCATCCTCGTTGCCATACAGGGCGGCCATGAGTATCGCCCGGGCCGTCATCACGGAGAAAGTCAGGGGGCGATCCTCGACGTGCTTTTTGACCAGCTTGCGCGCTTCCTCTTTTTCGAGGCCGCCGCCTTCAAGGCCGAGGCGGATCGGCTGGATCACGTCGTCCACAAGCCAGCGATGGGACGATAGTCGCTGGAGTACGAAAGGCGGCCCGGCATCGCATTTGTCCTGCAAGGCCCTCAGGAGATCGATGGTGAGCGCGAATTCATGCTCACCGCCGGCCCATGTCAGTTCGACGCCGCGCATCAGGCCTTGGCCGTCCGGGTCGGCGTGCCGTTGAACTGGATTTCGACCTCCGCCGAGACCACCTGCCCCTTAGTGCGGCTGTTGGTGAGCGTGGTAAGTAGAGCAGGGCCACTCTCGACTTCCGTATCACCAGAGGCCGCGTTCGTGTCCCTAACGCGAGCGTTGAGCGAAGTACCTGAGTAAAACCAGTTCTTGAGCTTGCCCTGACTCTGCTGCGCCCATGAACCCGTGCCGGAAACGCCCACATCAAGCGAGCGGACCTGCTTTTCGATACTCACGGGAACCGACTCATCGTCGCAGTCGCCGGGAACCTCGGAAGTATCCACGTTCGCCGTGCGCGTCACCGTAGCGTCGAGCAGGCCACAAATACGAGTATAAACACCCGGATTGCCGACCGGATCAAATTCAACGTCGAGGACAAGTTCCTCAAACTTCTCAGTAACAGGCTTAGCCATCTGCTCTCTCCATGGGCAAAGAGGCCGCCCAAGGGCAGCCGAAAGCGGTTGCGGTTTTCAGGATTGGGCTATATCGCCCGACGCGCCTTCAGGGTGCGTTTCTGTGTTGCGGTCGGACTACCGTGCTCCGCCGCCTTACCGGCGGCGATTGCCGCATCGATCACATCGCGCGGATAGCACTGCGGCTCCGCTTTTGGCTTGATCCAGAAGGAAACTGCCGATTTCGGCCTGTCCCAACGGAATTCGTCATGAAAGACCGCCCACGCCATCAGGTCGGCTCCTCAACCATCGCCGTCACCTGCACAACGCCATGCGTGGTCAGCCCGTCGGGATCGGGCAGCACGCGCACCAGCGTCACCCAAATATCGACCAACGCATTTTCCGTGAGCGCCAAAGGCTGCCGATGTAGAGCCCGGCGCACCAGGTCGACGATCGTCTTGCACTCCGTCTTGCCGGGCTCGATCGACCAGACATCCAGCTGCGAGGTGATCTCGCGACAGGTGATGCACTCGGCATCATTTTCCGTATTGTCGTCGGCGCCGAATGAAATATAGGCAGTCTTTTTGCCGTAAGGGTTCTTCGGCACGCGATCATAGATCCCCGCCACGAGAGCCATGATCGCCGCGTTTCCCTTCAGCGTGTTCAGATAGAGGTCCTGCAGCTCGACTGACGAACTCATTTGGAGCCCTCACGGATCGCTTTCTTCATTTCGCGCGTGATGCGCCCCTTCACCCGCTTCCGAAGCGTTCGATAGCTCGGAAAGAAGAAGGGGCTCGCCGCCATCTTCTGCGTTCCGAACTCGACCCACCGAGCATAGAAGGCCTCGCTGTCGCCGGCATAGACGGTTATCCGCATACCATCGACAGAAGCCGATTGAGCGAGCACGATCGAGCCCTTGGGCGCATCTCCCCAAGTCCAACCAATACTGTCGCGCAGAGCCCCGGCCTTGCGTCGGGGATCATGATCGCTCAACACCGGCGCCAGCGACTTTGCCATGGCGACGATCTCGCCGGCGCCTTTCTCCATCGCCGCGCGCGTCCGCTGGAGAACGCAATATGGTATGGCAACCGTCAGCTTCCGCCTGAGAGAGTCGAGACCTTCTACCATCAGGTCGCCACCCCTGCCTCAACGAGCATCTCCAGAAAGCCGCGGTTATCGCTCAGCTTCGGGTTCTCACGCATGTTGTAGATCCGCCCGTCGCCGGTATCGACGACGCGCCAGTCTGCCGTGATCTCCCGCGCCGCTTTGCTGTCGCGGATCGTCAAGATCGCCGGCTGACGGCTTTCCAGCCGCGCCGCAATCACCGTTTCGCCGCCGCGCAGGAACAGGCGATTTCCCCACACCGTGAAGCGCGTCAGCCAATCGCCGGAAACGGGGCTGCCGTGACCGTCGTCGATCTCCTGCCGCGCCTCGAAGCGGAGGCGCCTGTCCAGCTTGCCGGCGCCCGTCATCGATTATGCCGACCGCGCGAGGATCAGGATCTGATAGGTCGCCGATGCGCCCGAAGCGTTGACGACGTTCAAGGTGTCGCCGGTACCGGCCGTGACGGCGCCGAGGCCGGAAGCATGGCCTGCGGCGAGCAGGATGACGCCACCTGGCTGTAGCGCGGGCAGCGCATTGGCAATCACAGGATTGGTGCCACCGCCGACCGTCAGCGCGGTCGTATTGGCCGTGCCGTCCTTCGCCTGGTTGACGATCATCACCGCCACGAGCTCGGCCGCCGTGATCGTCGCGCCGAAGGCATCGGTCAGCACACCGGCGAGATCAATCGCATCCGTCGCGCCGGTCGCAACCGTCCGCTCGTCGGCCCAAAGAATGTCTGCCTGGTTGAGAGCCGTGCCGTTCGTGAGCGCAATCAGCTTCTCGATCTGCGGCTCGAACTCCGGTCCACCGAAATCATTGCTGCCAGTCTGGCTCGCGGTAATGCGCGCGAGGATGTCCGCGGTAAGCATGGGGTTTTCTCCTGTTGGTGAAGATCAGACGCCTACGCGCCGGAAAGGCGCAATCAGCGCCGAGGCGCCGAATGGAATTTCGGATTGCTGGCCCTCGGTCGAGGCCTCGCGATTGTTGTACCAGTGAGCGACTATGAGCAGGATCGCCGTGCGAATCGCATGGGGAACGTCAGCAGCGTTCTCGCCATAGCCGGCCGTGAATTCCACCTGCACGCCGTCGCCGCGATCGTCGAAGACGCTCGGAAAGGCGAAGTCGTCGCTAAACCGAATGATGGTGCCGCGCTCGTCTTCGAGCCGCGTGACGAGCGATGCGGAAACGGTCTGCTCCGCATTATCCTCGTCGAAATACTTGACAGTCGCGGCTGACACGTCCGGAAACGGCAGGCGGATGAAACGGCACGTCGGCCAGTCGCAAAGGCTCAACCGCCATTCCTGATTGATGAGGCACCGCCCCAGCACGCCAGACCAGCCGTCGAGACGCGAGATAGCCGCATCGATCATGCCTTCGATCAGCGCGTTATCGTCGTCGAAATCCACTTTCGCGGCGCCCTTGGCCTCGACGAGGGATACCGGCTTTGCGTCTGGAGCTGAAATGCGGATGGGGCGGAGCATGAGCTGCTTTCGATCTTACTTGTTCGCGTTCTTCTCAGCCTCGGCTTTCGCCTTGGCGGCAGCTTCCTCGGCCGCCTTCTTCTCGGCCTCAGCTTTGGACTTTACCTCCGCCTCTTCAGCCGCTTTCTTGTCGGCCTCGGCTTTCGCCTTGGCAGCAGCTTCATCGGCGGCTTTCTTCTCGGCGTCTGCCTTGGCCTTTGCCTCCGCCTCTTCGGCAGCCTTCTTCTTTTCGGCCTCGATTTCAGCCGGATCGCGATAGGGCTGCGCCCACTTCTCGCGGAGGGCAACGGCCGCGAGATCGCCATCTATGATCTCGCCGACGTCGACGGTGCGCGTCATCACCTCGTTATCCGGCCGACCCGGAAAAGCCTTTACGACTTTCGCTTTCATGGGATTTCCTCGAATTCAGGAAGAAAAAAGGGGGCAGCACGAGCGAGCCGCCCGAGGAGGGCCAAGCTGGTTAGGCTACAGGCGCATCGTTCGCGTGGCTGCGGATGACGATCATGCCGTAGACGGCGCCTGTCGTGGCGCCGGCAACGGTGGTTGCCCCGCGGATGTAGCGCTTGTTGCCCTTGTACCCGACCTTGAAGGTTTGCGCGTCGTCGTCGGCTCCATCGATCACCGTGAACGATCCGAGCAGATCGGCAGCAGCAACATCCGTGTAAGTGCTGTCATCATCGGATTCTTGCAGCTTCGGAGTATGCGTGCCATCCGTCCACACGCCGGCCACGACCTGCACCAGGGCAGAATTGTAGCCGCGGAGATCAACGCCGGCGCCGTTTGCCGAAGCCGTGCGCGCGGCCGGCTCCAGCGTATGCGCAAAATTGAGTGCGCTATATGTGTCCTTCATCGGACCATCCTTTCGAAATCTTAGGGATCAGGAGAAGTGCGGGCGGGCGATCACGCCCGCGCGCCAGGTCTGATTAGGCCTCGCACTTGAGGAGCTTCAGCGCCTCGAAGTTGACGACACCGCCACCGACACGCTTGGTCGTGTAGAAGAGCACGTTGGGCTTGGAGGTGTAGGGATCGCGCAAGACGCGAATGCCCGTACGGTCGACGATCAGGTAGCCGCGCGTGAAATTGCCGAATGCGACGGGGAATGCGTTGGCGCCGAGCGCCGGCATGTTGTCGTCGGTCGCAACCGGCTTTCCGAGGATGGTGGAAACCATCGCGGGGCCGCTGGGCGGAGCCCACAGATAGTTGCCCTGGCCATCCTTGAACTTGCGGACGGTCTCCATGACGGCGTCGGATAGCAACCAGGACGCGCCGTTCCGGTACTGCTGCTTGAGTGCATAGTAGAGCGAAATCAGCGCATCGGCAGGATCTGTCCCGGCGAAGGCTGCAGCCGCGCCGGTCTTGACATAGCCGAGCTTGCCCCACTCATAGGAGGCATTCGCCACCGTATCGTAGGCGAGGATGCCGCGCGGCTTGTTGACGCCGTTACCGGAGACGAAAGCGGCGCCTTCCTTCTCGGCAAACTCGATCGACACCTCATCACCGAGCCATGCCGCAATATCGATCCGGCCGTCGTCGAGCATCTTCTGCGTGGCGGCCGGCTGCGCATAGATTTCGCCGGTATTGACGGCGAGTTCTCGAAGCGTCGGCGTATTCGTGTCCGTGCGCGCCTGCTCCTCGCCGACCCAGCCGGAAGTGGCGCCCCCCATGTTGACGAGCTTCTTGTAGGTGTCGGTCGAGATCTGGATCACGCGCGACATGGACCTGACGGCAGACACGGTACCGACAATGCGATCGATCGTGCTTTCCATCTCCTCCGGGACCAGATAGCCGCCGTCCGGGTCGCTCTGCGTGGTCAGCTTGGCCTTGACCTCGAGATCGGACAGGCCGGCATCCACGCCCTTGCGGAACCACCTGTTGAAGGCCTGCGCATGCTCGGCAACGTCCGGATCGACATCGCCGCCGGCGCCCCCAATCCTGATCGCGGCCATCGTGGCGTTCACATCGTCGAGCGCCTTCTGGAGCTTGGTAACTTCCGCGTTGATGCGGTCGACCTTCTCCGTCTGCACCACGTCAGCGAACTTCGCATTGATGCCCTTTAGCTCCGCTTCGCGCTCGGTCTTAAAGGCCTCAAAGGTCTGCTTCAGCTCCGCGAGGATAGCGGCGGCATTGGTACCGTCAGCGCGAACGCCGACATGGCCCCGGGCGCGCTGATTGAAAGCAGGCATGATGGTCATAGCGAGAGAGGTCCCGACGGAATCGGAGCCGGGAATCCATGCATGAAGATCGACCGCGCCGACAGCGGCAAATGCGATGACGGCACAGGCGATCGCTGCGACACTGAATGCCGCCACGAGAGTTCCAAATTTCATGTGAGTGTCCTCAGGTTCGGATCGTTTCGATCAGCTGCCGGACGGCAGCCAGGTCTATGCCTGCATCACGCGCGGCGGGTTTGCGGCTTGCATCACGCGGGGCCGCTGCAGCGCCGAGTTCGGAAAGGAGCTCGGAACGCTTGTCTCTTGAGAAGCCCGCGCGTGCGAGCGCGGCCTCGGTCTGGCGGCGGGCCATCAGCCCGCGGTCCATGTTCTTTGCGGCCCCGGCGGACGGCACCTCAATGCCGTTATCGACCGCATCGGCGAACCCTTTCTCGACGGCCTCGGACGGGCCCATGAAGGTCTCCGCGTCCATCAACTTCTCGATGTCCTTGCGCTTCATGCCGGTGCGCGCCTCATAGATGTCGGCGATCGCACTGTCGAAGCCATCAAAGAGCGAAGCGGCTTCGCGCATGTCATGGCGGTTGCCGACAACGACACCCCAGGCATTGTGCACCATCATGAAGGTGCCAAGGCCCATGCGGATTTCGTCGCCGGCCATGGCGATGATGGAGGCCGCCGAGGCAGCCCAGCCGAGAACCTCAACAGTGACCTTTGCCGGATGGCTGCGAAGCAGATTGTAAATCGCAATCCCCTCGAACATGTCGCCGCCCGGAGAATTGACTTTGACCTTCACGTCCTTGTTGCCGATCGAGCGCAATGCGGCCGAGACACGCTTGGCAGTTACGCCTCCGCCGGTCCACCAATCCTCTCCTATCACCTCAAACATGGTGATGGTATTCTCGGAATCGTCAGCGGCCGCCATCGGCACCTCAGCCCATTTGGCAAGCACGTCCGACGGAGCATCCCACTGGAAATTCTGCGGGCGCTGGAAAGTCTTTGCTTCAGGCAGCTGTCGCAAGCTCATTTGCTCGCACCTCCGATTGGGCGGCAGACCACTGAGCCGCACTTCAGCAATCCGGCAGGCCGGGAAACCGGCTTAACGGTCTTCGGAATTTTTGACTGGCTCATCGCCGCCTCCATCATCCTTTCCGCCGGCGGTATTCGGCGGCGGGTAGTACACATCACCACCCTCTCGCGGGTTCATGTCCTCAAGCGCCCGGATCTCGTTCGGGCTCGCAACGCCCCACTGTAGCGCTTTCACATGAGCGTCCCAGCGGGCCTTGATGTCGCCCCGCACCAGGGCGCCGCGGTTGAACTTGGCATAGAGATCGCTCTCTTCCGGGATCAGATCGCGATTGATCGTCTCTTCCCAAATCGTCAGATCGTCCTCTGCGCTGAAGGTGACAAAGCCCTGCGTTTGCACTTCGATGCCCGTTCCCCAGGATGAGGATTTCTCGGTGTCGCCGATCATGTGCGGCGGCACGCCGAAGAACATGGCAATGTCGGTTCGTGAGAATTTCCGGCTTTCGATCCACTGGGCATCTTCGGAGGTCATCGAAAGCTGCTCGGTCGACATCCCCTCCTCGAGGATAAGTGCCTTGCCCTCGCTCTCTCCACCGGCCCGGTATTCGTCGAGGCTGGCACGCAGAAACTCGAGACCTTCCTTTCCGAGCGTGGTCGGGTGCTTCAGCACGACACTGGCGCGGGCCCCGTTCTTAAATACCGAGGCGCCATGGTTCTCCATCGACACCGAAAAGCCGATCGTCTCGCGGGCATAGGTGATAACCGAAACGCCATTCACCCCGTCGAGGGTCAGACCAACCAGGTGGAAGACATCGCGCTGAGAAAGCTTGATCTTCCTTCCGTCCTTCCGAGTGTAGACGTAGCTCAGAGACAAGTCGTCATTCTGCTTGCACTCGACGCGATCCGGGTGCATCGGGATCAGTTCCAGCACGCTGCCCCGCGACCACACGATCATCGCATAGGCTTTGCCGCGTAGCAGAAGATGCGCCTGCATCATCCGCTTGAACTGCGCTGGCGTCTGCCACCGGTTCGGCCGGCGGCGGAAGATCTTCCACAACGGATTGTCCGAGGCATCTTCGCGCGTCCGCTCGTCGACGCGACGCTTGATGTGCAGCGGCATGTTGGCAACGACACCAGAGCGGATGCGGACGCAAGCGAACACGGCAGCAACCCGCATCGCCCGATCGGGCGTGATGGATACGCCCGAGCCGGTCATACTACCGCCACGCATTGCCGCCTCTAGCTCCTGCGGCGTCGAAATGATGACGCCACCGCCCTTGTCCTGATAGGCAGCCTGCGGCTGCGCGGCCGGAGCGGATGCCCCGCCGAACAATTTGGACCAAAACGCCACGGTCGCTCCTAGATCACATCACGAGAAGACCGCGATCGCGGTAGACCGAAAGCCCTTTCGCTTCCGGGTTCAAAAACATCAGCATCGCTGCATTGAAGAGGGCCATGAGCATGTCGATCTTCGCAGCACCGGAGACTTCCTTCGTCACCACATAATTGCTGCCCTTGAGCGTCTGCTTCGCGTTCCCGACACACCAGGCCATAATGTCCTGGTCGCCATGTAGGAAGCGACGATCTTCCAGCTTTAGAGGCACAGACGAGATTGCGGTCTGCAGCTTCCAACCCTGTGTCACGGCCTGCACGAGAGGTTGCTCAAGCTCCTCTGCCTCCAGAGCGTCGATTAGGAGCGCCACGCCAGCGCTATCGAGGCCAATTCCTGCCGTTTCCGGCAAAAGCCCGCTGTCGGCGACACGACGGCAGATTGCTGCAGCTGAGGCCGCCTGATCTTCACCCGAAGCGCAAATGATCAGATCGCCGTCCTCGGCAAACTTATGCAGGCGCTGGGCAATACCCTTGCGCTGCTCGAACACTGTCTTCCGCGCCCACGCCGTGCCCCAGCCGAGCCACCGTTTCGTCATCGCCTCACGGCCGATCACATAGAGGGCGGCCAAGTCATCCGCACCGCCCCAGTCGATGCCTATGGTGCAGACCTCAGAGCGCTCCAGCAGGGCGTCAAGATCGGCCAGGGTGGAGTCGACACAGGACATCCAGTGCAGCGCGCCCGACCAGCCGTCCCCGCCGAGACCAACGCCGATCTCAATATTCAGATGCTGGCTCGCCCAGATCTGCTCGGCTTCCTTGTTGACCTTGCCGTTGTTCTCATAGTCGTCGACGATTGCCTGCCGGTCTATCGAAAGGCCCATGTTCGGCAGTATCAGGTCCCAGTTCTTCGGGTTGCGCCAGTAATCCTGGTCGAGCTGCTTTTCGACCGGGTATTCGTAGAGAACCGGCAGCATAATTGGAGAGGCGCCACCCTTGCCGTCGCGGATCTTCCGCGCCTTGTCTAGCTCGGTTCTCCAGATACCGGCCGGCGGCTCGTCCGACTGCGTCGTGATCATCAGCACCTGCCCACGCTGCTTCGTGATGCCCCCTCCGCGGATCTGCTGCATCACCGCCGCCGCCTTCGCCTTCTTCCCGAGCTCGTGCAGCTCGTCGATGATCGTTAGGATCGGAATTTCACCGGTGACGATCGAGGTGTCGAAGGTCTTCACGTTGAGCTGCGTGCCCGTCTTGTTGCGGGTGATGCACTTGACGTGATCCTGCACCTTGAAAATCGCGTCTAACCTCTGATCGATGCGGATCATGCCCTGCGCCTGCTCAAAGCAGCGCTCCGAGATGTTCTGGCTCGGGGCCACGATCAGCATCTGCCGGTTCGGTGCCTCTTCCATGTACAGCGCAGTCAGGCCGAGCGCCGCAACATAAGTCGTTTTCGAGTTCTTCTTGGGAACCATGCAGAGCAGTTCCCAGACCAGCCGACGCGCCGTCTCCGGATCTTCACTCGCCAAGAAGGCACAGAGGATATCTCGGAACCATTCGCCGCAAGCCTCTGACAGCGGCGGATTGCCGGGCACGTCAGGAAGGCGCAGGCGGTTGAAAAAGGCAACTGCCTTTGCCGCCTTCTCCTGGTTAAGCGGCACATCCGCCATCGGCGTCTGGCCTGCCTGGATGCGGTCCCACCAGTCGGGGCATGCGAAGCGCGGAAGGTCAGCAGTGTCCAACATTGTGCGAGGCTTCGCGCTCCAGTTCGGCCATCAGATCGGCATCCGCATCGACCGCCCGCTGCTTGTCGATGACCTTCTTGCCGACACGCTCTGCCGCGGCGGACTTGCCATCCTCTTTCGGCCTCGCTCCCATCTCGCGCTCGATCTCCATCCGATCGTTGCGCTCGAGCATCTTGCCGAATTCCTTGAAGGCGCCGACATTGCCTGCCTCCGCCATCTCCCAGGCAAGCTCCAGCCGGCGAAGCTCCAGCCGATCGCGGGCAACGTCACGCTGGCGCAGCTCGTAAAAATAATGCTTGTGCAACGTGGGGAGCGTGACCCCGAGCGCCGAAGCAATCCGCGGATTTGCCCAGCCGAGAGCCACTAACATGCTGACTCTGTTGCGCGTTTTCTTCGTCACCTCATGCGGAGGCCTGCCGCGCTTCGTCGGCCGCTCGACATAGGGATTGCCGAAAAGGTCAAAATTCTCAGTCACGATAAAAAATCTCTGAATGAGAGGGGCGCGGGTCTAGAAGGGAGAGGGTCTCAGACTTTTGACCCACCCCCCTTCCTTGCGGGCCCTCAGGCCCCTTCGACGGGGGTGAAGTCGACGAAGTAGGCCTTGCCGACGTCGAATGCGTCGATGGCATTCGGGTTCGTGATGTTCATCTCGATCTTGCCGGAGGGCGTGTGCTTGGACCAACTCTCGTTGGCCTTGCCATCGCCATATGTGCTGAACACCGGCAACAAGGTAACGACCGCGAACGGATCGGTGGCCGGGGTGCCGACATGCCTCACCTCGGAGACGAAGAACTTTGCTCTGACATTCCGTACGCTCATGCGTCTTCTCCTTCTTGATTGCCCGGTACCGCCGGACCACGGATCTCACCAACGAGCCTGCGCCCGTTCCTGCTTCTGCTTCAGCTTGTCGTGGCAGGTCTTGCAGAGGCACTGGAGATTGTTCTCATCCCAGAATAGCGCCTCGTCGCCGTGATGCTGGAGCTTGTGATCCGCGACCAGCAAAGACGTGTTCGGCTCGATGCGACCGCATCCGATCATCTGGCAAGTGAAACGATCTCGGATCAGGACGGACATGCGCAGCTTCTGCCACCGGGCCGTCTTGTACCAGCTACGCCAACCCACCTGCTGGTCACGCTCGCGCAGTCGGGCCTTCTCATCACCAGGTGCCCGACCGATCTTAGGTGCCAGCGTCGCCAGCCTTGGTTTGATGGTCGAGAGCCTGCCCATATCCTTTAAATGAAAAAAGGCGACCTCTCGGCCGCCTATCGTCTGGTCATAGCTTTCGCACTTGCCCTGAATCGGTGCCTCTCTGCTTCGAGGCTCTTAGGGCTGGGGCTGACCGGTGTACCGACCTCGGGATTGCTCCCCGCTGGCTAGGCGTTCTCAGAGGCTCACTGCAGGATCATCAGCTCATCCAATGGCGAAATGACTCTCACAACTTCTTCAGCAACGCAAGAGGCACCGTTACCGGCACTTCACCGCCCATGATGCTGATGGACACAACCACATCGCCACGGCCGTTCCTGTTGGGCGTGACAACTTTTGCCTTCCGATCGCAGAAGGGTCCGGCGCTTATCCAGACCGCTTCTCCAGCCCTCAAAGACAGGTCAACGGGACGCTCCCAATCATAGGTGCCGCCCCGCGCCAAAGTGTTGAATCTGCTGACTTCCGCGTCGCTGACACGCATCGGCCGTTCGCATCCGCCGAGCACATCAATCGCATGCTCCACGCCCAGCAAGCCCGCCAGATATTCCGCACTGGCGATCATCTGAACGAGCACATAACCGTGGATGACGGGCATCATCGCACCCTCGATCACACGTCCACGGCGGCGATGATCCGGCCCTTTTCGCATCGGCACCAGCGATCTGATACCCATCGCGTCAAGCGTTTTTTCCACATCCTTCTCACGGCCTGTCCAGACACGGAGAGCAAACCAGGGCGCTTTTCCGCCGTTGATTCGGCAATTCGTCGTGACCAGTGCGCCCTCGTCGAGCAGGCCGTCAGTGATTCGCCGCATCCGATCGGCGAAGCGATCATGGCCACGCAGCGCGATCGGGCTTCCGGTAAACGTGCTACGCTGCATGATCATCGCCCTTGCTCCTGTTCGCGAGATAGTCGGAAATCTGGTCTCGGAAGCGCTCGACGGCCTCGGCAACGAGGAGGTCGGGATCGCCACCGCCTTCGATCGGCGGGAAGTAGACCCAATCAGGCAGCCGGCCTTCCGGGAATGGCCAGCCGCGGCGCTGGTGCTCCCGCCTCCACACGGCGAGCTGCTCGCTGTCGCGGTGCACCTGCTGGAAGCCCTGCGCGGCTTCCTCAAGCGCCAGAGGGCAAAGCCATCCCTGCCGCTCCCGCGCCCTTTCGTGCATCGTGTTGACCGATGGCCAGCCGCAACGCATGCGTTGCTCTGCCCGCACCTCGTCCAGCGTCGTTTTGCCTTGCTTGATGAGGGAGAGCTGGAACTGCGTCGGCGGTGCGATGATGCCCGTCGGAGCCATCAGAAGCTCGGAGATCCGCGCCGCAGACCAGAGCTTGCCGAATGGCGCGGCCATTGCGTTGACCGGCTTCGCCGCCTCATCCTGCGCAGGAACATCCATCCAGAGCTTTTCGCCGAAATACGTGGATGGTGCCGGTGTGTGGGATTTCTTCTGCGCCTTCAGCAGCTGCAGCCAGCGAGGAAACCGCTCGGCAGCTTCCCGACGCTCATCAGCCGTGAGCGCGAACCACGCCCGCTTCGCCGGTTCTTTCGGCATACCGGCGAACCCGGGCCAATCCTTCACCAGCGCCCAGAACCCCTTCTCGATCGACTGCTCGGTCTCGGTCTGGCTTTCCTGCCCTTCCGCCTCGCGCGCACCCTCTCTCAAATCTGATGGTTCTATTGGTGGTTCTATTACGGTTTGGGTGTCACCGTGACACCCCTCGGCGTCGTCGGTGTCACCCGTCCCTGTCGCCGCTGTCACGGGTGTCACCGTGTCACGGGTGACACCGTGACACCCCTCGACAGCCATTTTTGCAGCCTGAAGGCGACCGAGAGCGCTCATGTTGAAATCGTAACGGGTGCCCTCGCCGGGCTTCCAACCGCCTTTCTTGCGCACGATCAGGAGACCTTCGTCGACAAACTCGGAAAGAATGCGCTGCACGGTACGCTCGGAAAGCTCAGTCTCGCGCGCAAGCCGCCCGACGGTCGGCCAGATGCCCTTGCCGTCGTCGTCGGCGAAGTCTGCCAGGCGCACGGCCAGCATCTTCCGGTTCGTCGAACCGAGATGCGCCTTGAACAGCTGCGACATGATGGCGATGCTCACGCTGCCACCTCCACGTTGTAAACGGATGCTTGCTGGAATGCACCGTCGTGCTTCTCCGCGACCTTGTTAGAAATCGCAGGTCGTGGCGCACACCATATGTGCGCCATTGCAAATCCGACTTGCAGCCGATAATTGAGCGGAGAAACACTCCGGGGAAACGGATTTTGGATTATCGGATCTACGAGTTGGTAAGCAGCCCATTTGATGGGACCGGAAAACGTGCCTACCGCGGCGGCGAAACCGGTGACCTCTACCCACTCTACGAACGCGTATTTGCGTTCGGACAAGAGCTCGCTGCAACGATCCTGCCGAATGATAACCTGCAAAAGTTGTATCTCGACCTTAAGCTGTCCGTCGAGAAAGCTACCCTGGAATCCTTGCAGCCGAATGGACCCTGGCCGACGCTTCCGGTTCTTTACGAAGGCACGGTCCATCTCTTTTTGCAGCGAGCAGAGGCTCTGCAAAAGAGCTCCTCGCAAGAGGAGCTGCGTCAGCTCTGTATAGCGCTCTTCTGTGCACTCCTGGTTGAGTTCTCCGCCGTTGAGGTGACGGGCGTTAATCTTGATACCTCTGCGCTCGCAACCTCCCTCCACGCCGAAGTTGCCAGCTACGTGTCTTGGCGAACTTTCTCTCAGCTTAAAAGCGATGTCGATCTGGGAATTTCTAACCTCACATCGGGAGCAGAAGAGAAGTTCAACTCCGTCATCGGCTCGGCTCAGGATCAGATCCAAAAGATGATCGAGCGTGATACCGCCTTGCAGCAGCAGGATTCGTTGCTGCGCGCTCGAATTCAAGAAATCCTCGGCGGTGTACAGAGCGAGGCCAAGCAGCTTGAAGACCAGGCAGCAGCTGCCCACGCCACCTTCAGCAAAGTGCTTGAGCAAAGTAAAGAAAACGAGGATCGGATCGCTCTCTCTCAGGAGAGCATAAAAAGGCACGCGGACGCGATTCGAGAGGAATTGCGCATCGACAGCACGCGGAAACTGTGGCAGCGCCGAGCGAATGAAGGCACTTTTGCTTTCTGGATCTCTGCGCTTGCTATAGCCGGGTTTCTTGTCGGACCAATAGCTTATTCGTTCTCGCATCTGGAAGACTTGATTTCTACTTTGAGGCTGATTGGAGATGCCGCAACGACAGGCATTGACACGGGAGAAAGTGCCGGCGCTGCACAGCTCACCGCAAATGCAGTGGCGAGACTCGCAGTCATCACCGTCCCGCTGGCAGTGTACTTCTGGGGAGTAAAGCTGCTGGTTAGATACAACGCTCGCTCGATGATGCTCATGGACGACGCTCGGCAGCGCCAGACCATGATGGAGGTTTACACACATCTTATCGAGCACAATGGCGCGACAAGTGAGGAACGAGCGCTCGTTCTCAACGCGCTCTTCCGACCCGCACCTGGGCATGGCCCCGAGAACGTCGAGCCGCCCAATTTCACAGAGCTGCTTAGCAAGGCCTCGGCCAAATAGCGCCTCGATCATGCGCATACCTTCCCTTCGAGCGCGCCGCGCGCAATGACCTGAATTCCGATGCGGGCGTATTCCCGCGTCATGCGGATTGTGTTCGGCGCGAGCCCGTCACGGCCCCGCGTGGCGGAAAGCGCCGCGATCTCGGCTGCGAAGTAGGCTAGGCCCTCGTGAAAACCGGCCGCGGAGAGCAGCCTGTGGATGGTCACCGGGTCGCGAATGATCACCGCGAGCGGTACTTCGAGCAGCCAGCGCGCCCGAGCGGAATTGTCCGCGGCGTCGGCAAGTTCTTCGATGATGGGAAGCATGGAGGTCATTCAGTTGCCTCCTGTCGCGGCTTCAAACCCCCATGCCGTCCAGCCCGAGCGCGGGCTGCGGCAGAACATTTCGAGCCGCGGCATCGCGGGATAGAGCCGCTCGATCTGCTCGGCGAAGTAATCCGGCTTGGCGCTATGCCTGCCCTTCCGCTCGCGATAGACCGTCTCCGGCTGCGAGCCGGGAAGCGGCGAAACCGGGTCGCCGCGCCTACCGATCAGGAGCAGCTCGTGCCGATCGCGGCCCCAATAGCCGGTTCCGGCCACTTCCTTGTCCCAGATCCAATGGTGCACGTAGGTGAAGCCCCATGCCGCCATGACGCGGAAAGCGTCGGGCAGCATCGGGTTCGTCGCCCAGAGGAAGAGGACCGCATCCGCCTTGGCTGGCGCCCCGATCTCGTCGAAGAGCGCGCAGATCGCATCCGTCGGCATGGTCGGATAGTGGTTCTCGGCGCTCTTCTCACGCCCCGTCACTTCCGAGCGAACGCCGAACTGCCACGGCGGATCGGCATAGATGACCGGAAATTTCTGGCGGACCTTGCCCGCCGTGGATGTGCCGGCCTCGGCCACATGCGCCATATGCGTCAGCCGTACGGCATGACGGATCTCCTGCCGCTTCTGGCGAATTTCCTTGGCGCGTTTGATGATCTCTTTTTCCTCGAGCTGCAGCGCCTCTTCCTGCGCCGCCCGCCCCAGGTGGCTCAGAGCCTCGCCGGCATGGACGGAGATCCGGCCGTCGCGGATGGCATCGGAAAGCGCCTCGACGCCATGGTCGCGCACCCGCTTTGCCGCCTTGACCGCGCGCTCGGAAATCGAGAGCCGTCGCCCCGCCTCGCGGGCGTGCAAATTTGCATCCCCGGCCGTGTTCTGGTTGATGCCGCGTTCCCAGTCGACGATCCGCGCCGCCACCATGGCGCGCTGGCTTTCCGTCAGGTGCCGGCGATGCAGGTTGAGCGAGAGCACGAAGCCGAGCGGGTCCTTGCCCTCGTATTCCTTCGTCCAGGCGTCGATGCCGACCAGGTGGCAAGCCGCCTCGCGGTTCCGCCCGTCAAGGATCTTTCCGCCGAACAGCCAGACCGGTTCCTGCTGCCCATTCGCCTCGATATCGTCGGCGAGGCGGCGCAGCTCGTCGTCGGGCAGCATGGGGAAAAGGGCAGCGAGCGGATGATGCGGCAGGCGCGTGAGCGGCGGCAGCTCCGCTGTCGGCGAAGGCTCAATCTCGGCCGGCGCAGGGAGGCGATCGGCGCCCTCCTCGGGTTGAACCCGAGAATCCGGCGCGCCGGGTCCGCCCTCGCCCCCCTGCCCGATTTCCGGCGGCGTCACGCCGGCCAGCTCGCAAAGCTTGGCCGTCGGGTACCAGACCGCGCCATCTCTCTTGTCGCGAGAGAGGAGCTGACGACTGTTCAGATTGCGGCAAATGGCGATTTCGGACTCTTTCGATGCGCGATAGATGCCTTCCCGCAACACTGCGTCGACGATCTCGCGCGCCCTCGGCCCAAGCTTCGGAAGCTGATCGCTCACGGCCTTCTTCCTTCCGATTGTTCGATGATCTTGCAGACCTCGTCTTCGTCGATGCAGAGTTCGGCTGCGATCGAGTGCGTGTCGCGGTTCTCCTGGAGCCAGAGCGTCAGGACGCGCACGACGAGGACCTGGCGGGAGAGCGTCGTCATTCCACCCTCGCCAGGCGATCGAGATATTCCGCGCCCCTCGCCGTCAGCCGCACGACGTCGCGGCTATGGCCGACCCAGGCGACGAAGCCGCCGGCTAGCGCCTTAACCACGGCATCACGGTCGACGTTGCGGACGAGGGTGTATGTGTCGCCGCTCGCCCGGACCCGCCGCAGCAGTGCGATGCAGCGCGGCCCGACCGGGCCGCTGGCCGTCCAGCACGCGGGGGAACGGGTGGCGCGATCCATCAGTGCACCCCCTTCCGGCCGATATCGCCGAGGCCGTTCCCGCGCATGGATTCGAGCGCCGCGCGCAGGCCGTCGACGGTAGACTCGTCGTCCAGTCCGGCCGTGATCGCCGCCGCGGCACAGGCGACTGTCACGACGCTCACGGCCGCTTCCGGGTCGTCGGGCAGCAGTGCGCAGATCGCCGTCACGGTCTTGGTCGGGTTTTCGGGTCCGCCGTCCATCACGCCGCCCCGTCCATCATCATCGCTTCGAGGCGGGCAAGGTCCTGCTTCGCCGCCACGATGCGACTGCGGATGGCCTGGCGCTCCGCCGCGTCGATGCGACCATCCTCGATCGCCTGCGCGACCGTTCGCACGACATCGTCGAGGACGCCGTCGAGGCGCAGGACCGCGCTGGCGGTGACTGCGCCGAAGCTCGAAACGCGCTCGTCCTTCACAATCCGCGACATGGCAGTGAGCAGGAACGGATGGTCGCACCGCCGGTCGAGTTCGGCAGCAAGATCGAGGCGGATGAAGCTGTCGCGCCATTCCTCGCCCGTGGACGCATATTTGGTCAGCGTCGAGGAGGCGACGCCGAGCGACTCGGCTGCCCGGTTCACACCGCCGAGCGCCTCGTAAGCCGCAGCCGTGGCGGCCTTGATGACGGATGCATGTTCGTCAGAAATTGCACGCACGAAAACACCCCTGAGTTTGGGTCAAGGAAAAAATCAACCGAAAGGATTCCGTGAAGGCCGCGCGCCGGCGGCGTAGGTTCAACCCATCAGATCACGGAGGGCCGCATGGATAGGCAGAGGGAAAAACAGAGACAGGGACGCGCCGAAATCGGGCGCGTCCCTGCCAGGCGGCAAGGTCGCCGATCGGGAGGAGGTAACCGGTACCTTGCTGGGGGAACTTCATTCGGCCGCCTCCGTCTGAAGGACAGGACGCGGCACGCCGCCGGGCCATTCAGCCCCTTCCGGCCAGTTTTCGGAGAACCAAATCATCGCGCGCTCAAACGTGCCGGTATTCAGATCGCTGCGGCCTTGCGCGAGTAAATCGAGCGTTGAGCCACGATTAAGCACGATCGTCGAAACGCGCTGCCTGCCGATGCCGCGGGCGCGACCGAACTCGTCGGAGACTAGGATGAGTTGTTCTCGAAGCGTCATGGTAACGGAAAATGCGGAAACAATTCCGCCGAGTCAACAGAAATCTTTCCTCTTACAAGTCACCATTAGCACGGATAGAATTCCGCACATGACGGAAACAATTCACGACCGCATAAAAGAACGCTTGAGAATCATGGATTTGAGCCCGCAGGCAGCATCCATGAAAGCGGGTCTTTCGAAAGACACCCTGCGCAAGCTGCTCGCAAACAGAGACCAACTTCCCACTGGGAAAACTCTCTCGGCGTTAGCTCCTGCACTTGAAGTTTCCGAGCAATGGCTGCTCACTGGCCAGGACAGCGGACCATCTCAGCCCGCGCAACCTCACCAGGAGGTGCGGGTTGCCAACATCGAATTGCCCACTAACTCTGCAATGCCGAAAGATGTGCCCGTCCTCGGCACAGCTGCCGGGTCACACCATAGAGGAGCCTTTCAACTGACCAGTGACGCGATTGATTACGTGCGGCGGCCGCCTGCGCTGATGGGCACGAAGGACATCTACTCCCTGTACGTTGAAGGCAGCTCGATGGAGCCGCAGTATTGGCAGGGGGATTTGGTGTATGTCCACCCCCACAAACCAGCGCGGTCCGGCGACGCTGTAGTGGTTCAGTGCCGCATTGGCGAAGAGGAGATCGAGGGAACCGTGGAGGCCACTATTGGCCTGTACGTCCGGCGAACCGGAGAGGCCCTCATCATTCGCAAGCACAACCCGCCAGCCGAGATCGAGATCAAAAACGAAGCGATCATCTCCTATCACAAGGTTTTGACCATGAATGAGCTATTCGGAATCTAGTCATTAATGACCGAATCAGTCCCAGCAAAGAGCCCGGCAATTTTGCCGGGCTTTTTCGTTTCCGCGCGCTGCATGCCTGATGCAGCGGAAATCTTTCCGCCTACATAGTTGACAGCGGAATTATTTCCGCCTTATGCTTCCGTTCATTCCTCCCTTGTGGAGTGGCGCGGAAAGAGCAGTTCGCCACCGGGAGGTCTCTTCCTCGAACCCGGAGACGAACCATGCAACCGAACGGCGGAATTCACACCAGAAACACGATCAAGAGCATGGCCGAGGCGATGCGCTCTGTCGGCGATGGCTGCACCAAGGATGATTTGCTCCTGAAGGGCTTCACCGAGCGCCAGATCAACATCTTCGGCCCGAAGGCCACCGAACTCGCCACCGTCATGGCCCAGGCGGCGTAGCGCCATGGCGAAGAGGGCGCGCCGCCGTGGACCCCTGCCCCTGTGGTTCACGCGCGGCGCGCTCGCCGGCCTCGCCTTCACTCTTCCCCTTCACCTGATCCTGCTCTGGAGCCTCTGGCCATGACTGAGCATTTCATTGGACATAACAAGGCGCGGCTCGAAGCCAGCCCTAATCGCTTCTTCCTCGCCTGCGCCATTCTCGCGCTCTCGATCGCGTTCCTCATGTCCGCCGCGCTGGCCGGGACCACGGCCTTCCGCAAGGAATGGCAGTTCGCTTCGGATGCGAACGTATGATGCCGCAGCTCGTCACCATCCCTGTCGGCCACGATGCCGCAACGCGCCACCAGCGCGCCAGCGCCGTGCCGGTTGCCGCCCTTCGGGGCCACGATCTCACCGTCGCCGAGCGCTCGGCGCTGCTCGACTGCTACGCCAACTCGGACCGCACCTTCCTCGAAATCGCCACGACCCACGGCGTCGACCGCGAGCGACTGCAGGAACTCTGGTTCGATATCTTGCGGCAGTCCCACGGCTTGCCCGCTGATATTCCGGCGACCCCCGCTCCTCGATCGAGGGAGGTGGAACGATGAGCATCGGCTCCAGCCACCGCGCCGCCATCAACTCCTTTAACGCGACAGCCGCCAAGCCGCAGCCCGTCAGCCACCGGACCATCCGCACCGCCTTCCTCGACCAGAACGTCGAGCTGCCGCTGCGCTTATCCGAGAGGGATATCGGCGTCGTGCTCGATCGCCACGGCTGCGATGTCTTCACCGTGGACGTGAACAACGAGCGCCCCGATGAGGAAGCGCTGACGATCGCCCTCTTGATCGTCGAGTGCGTCAACGCTGAGGCTGGCTTCACCACGGAGCATCTCGATGCATAAGCTTCTGCCCTTCCGCATCCATTTTGAAGATCCGGAGATCGCCCCGCTCGATCTCCAAGCGGCCGACGCCGAAGCCGCGCGCCAGCTCGCCGCCAGCCGCCGCGGCGTTCCCGCCGGCGCAATCCGCAAGGTCAAGATCATCAGGGAGAAGGCCAATGGCTGACGGCACCAAGATCGAATGGACGGACGCCACCTGGAACCCGATCACCGGCTGCGCCGTCGTCTCCCCCGGCTGCACCAATTGCTACGCGATGAAGCTCGCCGGCACGCGGCTCCGCAACCACGAAAGCCGTAAGGGCCTGACGAAGGACACGAAGGCCGGCCCGGTCTGGACCGGCGAAATTCGGTTCAACCGCCAATGGCTCGACCAGCCGCTGCGTTGGACGACGCCGCGCATGATCTTCGTCTGCGCCCATGGCGATCTCTTCGCTGAGGGCGTTGACCAGGTCTGGATCGATTATGTTTTTGCGGTAATGGCGCTGGCGCCGCAGCACACATTCCAGTTGCTGACGAAGCGGCCGGAACGCATGCGCGAATACATGCTCGGCATGTCCTCTCGAAGGAGCTTCATCGCCGGATATGGCGCACTGGTCCGGGGCGGCAATCTGTCGGATCATTATGAGACCGCCTACGAAGCCATTGCCAAGCCGCTCCCAAACGTCTGGCTCGGCGTCTCGGTCGAGGATCAGAGGCGCGCTGAGGAGCGCATCCCGCTCCTGCTCGACACGCCGGCCGCTGTCCGCTGGATTAGCGCCGAGCCGCTGCTCGGCCCGCTTGATCTAACATGCATTCACCAGCCGAATGCCGGTTCCGGCCCTTGGTGGTTCGATGCGCTCACAACAGATCGGATGGGATGGTTTCACGACGAAGCGGCGACCAAACCGACGGACGAAGATCCTCTCGCCTTCAGCGGATACGGCCAACTTGACTGGGTTGTCGCCGGCGGCGAGAGCGGCCCCGGGGCACGGCCGATGCATCCCGACTGGGCGCGTTCGCTCCGCGACCAGTGCGCTGCAGCCGGCGTGCCGTTCCTGTTCAAGCAGTGGGGCGAGTGGGCGCCGCAGGTCGGCGCCGTCGACGGCTGGACCGTCCCAGACGACCCGGAGATCAGCCGCATTGACCATCGCGACTGGGAAGAGAACCACTGGGGCGAGCCCTACCGGCCGATGTGGTGCGACGATCTTGAGGACGATACCGTCTCCAGGGTCGGTAAGCGCTACGCGGGCCGGCTCCTCGACGGCGTAGAGCACAACGGCTTCCCGGAGGTACGGCGGTGACCGATCATCCCTTCCTCTTTTCGGGCCTTATGGTCCGCGCCCTGCTTGATGGTCGCAAAACGCAAACGCGGCGCCTGCTCACGCCTCACAATACGTTTTTCGATGGCCGACCGTGGAGCAAGCTCGCCAAGGCGCAAGAATGGGATTGGGGGAATGCATCGGTAGACAACGGCCCATCCCCGGCCGGCAATCCCGGACCCTACCTGCATCTGCCATGGCTTGCGGGGGACGCAGATCCGTTCGAGCAGACCGTGCACCGCATTTACCCAAAAGTTCAGCCCGGCGACCGCATATGGGTGAAGGAAACCCATGCGATCGTGCCGAGCACCGCCTACCGCATGAGCACTGGCGTCGAGCAGACCGTGAACCCGGCCGACCGGGACGGTGCCGCCGTCTATCGGGAAGGATGGGAGCGTAGTGCGCCCAGTTGGAAACCGTCCATCTTCATGCCGCGCTGGGCTTCCCGCCTGACCCTGCCAGTGATGGCCGTAAAGATTGAGCGGCTGCAGGACATCAGCGACGCCGACGCCACAGCCGAGGGCTTGGCTGGCGTCGAACTGGATGGAATGGACCCGCGCGGTTGGTATCGCGACCTCTGGGACAGCATCAACGGCGTCGGCGCATGGGCCGCCAACCCTTGGGTGGTCGCCTATAGCTTCGATCCACTGCGGAAAAACATCGACGAGGTCGCCCGATGAGCCACCCGGAGCCCTCGCCGCAACAGAAGCGCATGGACGCGATCCGCAACCGGGTCGCGCTCGCAACATCCGATTGGGGTATCCAGTCGGATGGCGGCAAGATCTGCCTGACCGCTGCAAGCAAAGAAGGCGATTTCCTCGTCGCGACGATCGCGGATGGCGCGCCGATCGGCGACAGCGAGATGGTTCTGAACGCACCTTACGATCTGATCTGGCTGCTCCGGACCTATGATGCCCTCGCCGGCCGCTATCGCGCCCTTGCCGCCGAGATGCGCCGCTACGCGCCCCCGCAACGCGAGAAGCCGAAAGACTACGCCGCCGAATGCGCGATGAAATGCACCGAGCCGGCGTTCAAGAAATTTCTAGAGGAGTGCCACGGCCTGGCGCGCCCGCTCACCGACGATCGCGCCGCAACGAAGGTGCGCTCGATCCTGAACATCCGCTCGCGCAGCGAGCTGAACGATGACGCGGCGGCAGCTACCCGCTGGCAGGATCTGCGCAATGCCTTTGATGCCTGGAGGCGCCGAGGATGAGCAGCCGTCGTGATCGCATCCGCGCAAAGATCATGTCCCGGGTCCGGATCGATCCGGTAACGGGCTGCTGGGAGTGGACCGGCCCTGATTCCGGCAAGAAAGGTCGCGGAAAGGGATATCCGCGCATGTCCCTCGATGGACAGACCGTTGCCGTGCACATTGCCATGTGGACCAATGAGCACGGCTATATCCCCGGCAAGAAAGAACTGGACCACGCCTGCCGCAATCGCCTTTGCGTGCGGCCGGAAAAGGATCACGTCGAAATGGTGACCCGCAAGGAAAACGCCAAGCGCCGCGAGAAGGCGAAGCGCGGCATGATCGGCCATAGCGGCGCGCCTGCGTTCGTTTGCGAAGAGTTGGAGATGGGCCGATGAAGACTGCAGGCTCCAACGGGCATCAAGAAATTTCGCTGGAACGTATCGAGAAGATGCTGCTAGTTTGCGCCGAACTCGTCGACCGGCGTGGACCGATCGCGCAACCTCTGCTGGACCGCATGGAGCGGGAATACCTCGCAGCAAAGGAGCGCGGCAAAAACGTCGATCGTATCCGCAAACTCATCGGAGCCAATTGA